TAGAGGCAAATACCAATCAATACTACCGTATCTTCCGTGTTCGTAACGTCCACGGTAACGGCGTTCAGTGAAATTGATTGAAACTTGATTCTCAAAGGGGGGATTTCGATCCCCCCTTTTTTGTTTTATTGATACTTAGATTGATATAAATACTATAATGGGACTAATATACAATTACAATAAAAGCAAACATGACGTTTATCTGTATCAGGATGAAAGTCTTCAGAATATTTTTAGTACTTTTATAATTCCAGATATCGGACAAAGATGGAATATTCCGTATCGTTTAATAGATTATCCTGGTCCAGATGGAAATCTGTACAAATATCCTCGGTATTTGTGGGACAGAGATCCAGGTTGTACTAGACCCGACAGTGATGTTCCTATTGGTTGCGGGGTGACTGGAGACAAAAACAAAGCAACACCCACAGGATACAATCCATATTGTATAGCATTTACTAATCCGATAAATGGTATTCTTCCAGATTTTAGTGGTAGAGACGCGCCTTTAAGAGGTGCAGGATCTAATAGTGGAGAACATCCACTACACAATATGAGACAGAGAGAAAATGAAGCAATGCACGAAATAACAGGTTGGCCCGGAAGTGAAATTCCAAGCGATGATGTATTTAAGACTAATCTTCATTTTGATCCATCGATTCCTGGTTACACATGGGAATATGGAATACGAGATTCTAATGTACCTCATTACAAAAATATATTAAATATTAATAATTGGAATAACGGTATTCCCGGTTGGTTTGTCTTGTCAAAACGTCATGTATTGGGTTGTGTGCATTTTATCGGATATATACCCATCATAGAACGACGAACTACAGAAATACGATTGATTGGAAAAAATAATGAAACATATGTTAAAAATATAAAACCAAGAGCTCCAACGGCTGGATTACCTAACACGTTGTATGATTTTGTTATTTACGAGTTCGTAGACGAGTTCGATAATCCAATCGACCTGACATCAGAAGAACAACAACAGATAAAACAATATAAACTAATAGATTCTAGAACTATTCCAGCAGGTGTTGGTCTTTACAAGGTTAATCCGTCTGGTACTTTTGCTGGATTAAAAACTCCAGCACCATATATTAGTGGAATAGATTTGTCTACTGGTGCGGTAGTATGGAATGATTTTGATTTTGGTACTAATATAGACGGTAGTAATTTTTTATCTCCATTCTTAGGGACTTTTAGTGGAGTGACTTACAACACTAAACTAATACCAGGATATCCTATATATCCTTTTATATCCAACTTTAATGATCAACAATTTATAAGAAAAAAGGGTAGTTGGCGCGAGCCGCGAGGACACATATGGTATGGTCACAGTAGTACAGAAGATAAATCATTCATAACATATAACGGAGAAACGTATCTTACAATACCAGATTTTGACTTAATAGAAAACGATAAAAAGGATAAAAAGGATAAAAAGGATATAAACGCAAAAGACTGGTTAAAGTCTATTTTCGAGGCCGATGGAATAGAAAATCCTGACAGTAGATTTGTTCAAGGTTCATACGAACCAATACAATATGCAACAGGATATAAGATGCCACTAGAACCTTCACCTTATAATTCTAGATTTAGAAATCCATTTAACAATGATTTGAATTCCGAGTCGTCATTCAGTTTAAATAATTATACATTTAATCATTTATTCATTGAAGATATTATACCAGTCCAAGTTATCTCTAAATTATATAGAAATGTTATTTGGCACGGTTTTTATGGAGCAGCATCTCTACAATCTCAAGAATTAAACGAAATGCAAGAAAGCATAACAAATCAATCTTCTAGATATTCTAATATTATGGCAAACTGGTTAGAAGTACATGAAAATGAAATAATAAATGGAGTTTCTGGAGGATTTATTTCTGAATCAGATCCACTTGTTCCGCTTTGGCCTGAATATTTTTCACAAAGTCTGCCGAATCCACGCGAAAATGAGCCAGGATGGTATATGATTAAAGACAATTACGGTTTTTATCATTACTGTTTTATACATAATCTTTTTACAGTAGAAAATGAATTCATTCAAACTTTAGCAGAACAGACTACTCCAATAAATATACAAATTAAACCACCATGTAATTATTCAGAACCTAATGATTTTAAACATAAAGCAATTTGTTTATGGAATCGAACAAAATATTTAATTGGTTCTGGAATATATCCCAGATATAAAGGATTAAGAGACAGGATCGAGAATGAAACTTTAGATCGTAATGGAGCTCACAGAATATATTCTATACAAAATATTAATTTCACGCAAATATCATGATACTCGACTGGTCAAATCTTCCTGATAATATCAAATCAGCACTTCCTTATGACGCACAAGTTCCTCAAGTTGTGCCGGATACAAATAATTATCTTGTCACAAATCGATTTTTATTCAGCATAAAAAGAGCTCCTGTTTTAAATTACTTTTGTCAACGAGTCAATTTGCCTGGAATTCAATTTGGAACCAGTCTTCAAACTACTCAAACTGGAATTGCTCCTATACGAAGACCTGGTACTCAATATCAACAAGAAGATTTGACTATAGGTTTTCTGGTAGACGAAAACATGAAAAACTGGTTAGAAATTTTAAATTGGATGAAACAGGCAGGAAGCTACGATAAAACATACGAAACTATAATAGAAGATCATAAAGTTTCTGATGCATTTTTACTTATAATGAATAGTGCCCTAAAACCTATAGCATCTGCATCATTTTATGATGTTTTTCCTACTTCAATAAGTCCTGTAAATTTTGATTCTTCTGTGACAGATTCCGAACCAGTTTTGGCACAGGCTACTTTTAGTTACAGTTGGTATGATATTAAAGCCCTGGCTTGAATTTTGATTTATTTTCTGATATAATTTTGGTATGCGAATAGAAGAAATACGTAAAATGATTGATCTAGACGTTCAAATAGATCAATCTGAATTAAATAATGAGGCGTCTAAAATTCCTCAACTTCATAACAAGTATCTGTGTATTCATACTGATGAAAAACTTGTTCTAACAAAACTAGAAAACGATCTAAGAGTATTATTACGAGATAAATGGTTATATTACTCAGGAAAGATGTCACAAGAACAATTAACTGAACGAGGATGGGAACAATTCGATTTAAATCTTCTCAGAACTGATCTGGATCGTTTTATTCATGCCGATCCGGATGTCGTTCAAATGGAATCCAAATGTGTAATGCAACGAGAAAAAGTAAATTATCTGGAACAAGTAGTCAAGTTAATTTCAAATAAAATTTGGAATATTCGAGCTGCTCTAGATTGGATACGATTCACACAAGGAATATGATTCAAATAACTGAAATAGATTCGGTATATCTGAAAATAGACTGTGAACGAGGTATAGCAAAAGAACTCAGTTCATATTTTACTTTCAGAGTACCTAATTTTCAGTACACTCCTGCATTTAAAAACAGACTATGGGACGGTAAAATTAGATTGTTCAATATGATCAACGGTTATTTGTATCGAGGCCTATTAGATCATCTTTTGCTGTTTCTGCGAGAACGAAATTACGGTGCAGAATATCATCCAAAATATTCAACAGAAACTCCAACAACCGAAGATCTAGAACAGTTTATTGACGGATTATCTGTATTCTCTGGAGGAAAATCAATAACATTACATCCTCATCAACGTCTGGCAATCAAACAGGCAATAACAGATAAACGATTGCTATTATTGTCTCCTACTGGTAGTGGAAAGTCTTTAATTATATACAGTATGATACAGTATTTGTTGGAGAAGATTCCTTCTGATAAAAAGATTTTAGTAATTGTTCCTAATACTGGCTTGGTTGCTCAGATGTTGCATGATTTCAAAGATTATTCTGGTTCTTCCGATAATCCGTATCATGTAATTTATTCCGGTCAATCCAAAGAAACCACAAAAAGAATTGTAATTTCTACCTGGCAAAGTTTATATAAAGAATCTGAAAGTTATTTTTCTCAATTCGGTGCAGTATTTGGAGACGAATGTCATTTATTCAAAGCAAAATCTTTAACTGCAATAATGACTAAACTGCGAGATTGTCCGTATCGTATCGGAACAACAGGAACACTTGACGGAACAGATACTCACAGACTAGTTATAGAAGGCCTATTTGGTAATGTTTTTGCTGTTACCACAACAAAGGAGTTGATTGATTCTGATCTATTGAGTAAACTAAAAGTAGAATGTTTAATTTTACAATATCCTACAAAAACAGTGGAACAAATCAAAAAAGCAAAATACCAAGATGAAATAGATTGGCTTGTCTCTAACGATAAACGAAACAAATTTATCTCAGGTTTGGCACAATCCACACGTGGAAACACTCTTGTATTATTTAATTATGTTGAAAAACACGGAATTCCGTTATACAATATGTTAAAAACAGGCAAGAAAAAAGTTTATCTTATTTACGGCGGCACAGAAACACAAGACAGAGAAAAAATTAGACAGATTGTTAATTCTGAAGAAAATTGTATTCTTGTTGCATCTTACGGAACTTGTTCTACTGGAGTCAATATTAAAAATATAAAAAATATTGTATTCAGCAGTCCATCTAAATCTGTCATCAGAGTATTGCAATCTATTGGCAGAGGATTGCGAAAAGCTCAAAACAAAGACGAAGTTGTGGTGTATGATATTGGAGACGATTTACATTGGAAACGGTATCGCAATCACGCGCTGCGTCATCTAGACGAACGAATTATTATATATAATAAAGAGAAGTTTTTACACAACAAGCGATTTATTCGCTTAGGAGGCCTTTAATGAAGTCTAAAACGTGCCTATTATTCAAGTTAAAAAGTGGTGAAGAAGTAATTGCCCATATAATTAAAAAAACAAAATTAAAGTTTACAGTTGAAAATCCTTATATATTTAAAATGTCAGCAATAGTGCATCCTGTTACCGCACAGACACACGAAATTGTTACTATTCATGATTGGATGAAACTTACTGAAACTAAAATAACAGACATTCCATTAGATCATATTGTTTCTTTTACTGTTCCATCAGAAGACACAAAAAAGATTTATCTTCGAGAACTTCAAATTAAAAATGATAAGAAAAAACCTATTTCTCTTCCTAAAAATCCTAAAAAACAATCTTCTACTGACATGGTCAAAACTGATATAGTCAAAAAGAAAGATCCTATGTCTTCGGATAAAACCCCACAGATGACCGATGAAGAGATGCAAAACATGTTAAAAGATATGTTTAGTGCCATGTTTGAGATGCCGGGTTCGGTTGGAGCAGCCTATCCTATAGACGATCTTGGAACTACACCAGAAGAATTTAATAAGAATCCCGCTGATTTATATAACGAACTCTTTCCGCCCAAAGATAAAAGAAAGTCTAAAAGTATTCCAATGGTTCAAATGAGTCTGTTATTTCCACCAGAAGTCATGATTGATTTAATGGAATCTGGTCTGATTAATGTTAACGATGTAAATAAGATTGCTAAAGAAGTTAAACGAAAACTCAAATGGACTGGGGACGAGCGTCACAGACAAGACTTTGGCAACAAACCAACGGATTGGAACTCCAATCCAAACAGTGATGATTATCAATGAGGCATAAGCTTAATAGGCCAAAAGAACATTGAAAACCCACACAGAGGATTATAAAGAAACTATTTAAAACTGTCAAGCAACTACTTGCAAGAATATTGAATATTGTTATAATTACTACATGAGCGAATCCGACCCTGATAAAAAACTAAAACAATATGTAGATAATGATATGTTTTTAAAGGCTATGGTTGCCTGGAAAAAACAAGTTAGAGAGGCAGAAGATTGTGGAGAACCGTGTCCACCTGTAACAGATTACATTGCAGAATGTTTTCTTAAAATAGCAGAACATCTTTCGTATCGTCCTAATTTTATGAATTATCCGTTTCGGGAGGAAATGGTGGGAGACGGAATAGAAAATTGTTTACTCTATGCACATAATTTCAATCCAAGAAAATCTAAAAATCCGTTTTCATATTTTACTCAAATAATATATTACGCGTTTTTGCGTAGAATAGAAAAAGAGAAAAAACAGGCGTATATCAAATACAATTATATGAAAATGCACGACGAAGATGGTCTGTTAACCAAATGGATGAAAGATAAAGATTATGAAGAGTATAACGAAGACTATACCTTTAGATTGCTTTCAGATCAAGATATAGAAAAACTTGAACCCAAGAAAAAGAAATCTAAGAAAAAGAAATCCAAGAAAAAGAAATCTAAAAAAAATCTATTTGAAGATTGAATTCAATGAAAATTGCTCTTATAAATGATACCCATTTTGGAATTAGAAATGATTCTATTTTCTTCTTGGAACAAAGTTTAAAATATTTTGAGACCCAATTTTTTCCTGAAATAGAAAAAAGAGGCATAACAACAATCATCCATTTAGGAGACTTTTTTGATAGAAGAAAATATATTAATTTCAATACATTAAAACAAGTTAGAAAAAGATTTTTAGAACGAATCGAACAAAAATATCAGTTTCATATTATTATAGGAAATCATGATACGTATTTCAGAAATACAAACGAAGTCAATGCTTTAAAAGAATTGTTTCGTGGATACGATAATATAATACTATACGACGAACCTAAACAAGTTCAATTTAAAGAATTAAGTGTTAGTTTTATTCCATGGATTAATGATTCTAATCTCACAGAATATACAAATTATATTGCTAAAACTAATTCTTCTGTTTTGATGGGTCATCTGGAAATAGAAGGTTTTGAAGTTATTAGTGGTGTAAATTCTCCTGTAGGAATTAAAAGAAATATATTTGACAAATTTGAGATGGTTCTTTCGGGTCATTTTCATATCAAACAGTCTAAAAGAAATATTCATTATTTGGGAACTCAGTATCAATTAAAT